CGTAGACCTGCTGGAAGCCCAACGCAAGGCCATTGGCCGCTAACCCCTGACGGCCAGTGTTAACCCGCTGGCCTCCCTAAATTAATTGGAAAAAACCATGAAAAAAGTGACTGCTAAAACTGAACCCGCCGCCGAGGTTAACGAGAATGTGGTGGTACTGGAAACCCCGCTAAAGCGTGGCGATACCCTGATTACTGAAATTGAAGTTTACCGCCCGAATGCCGGGTCACTGCGCGGGGTGCGACTCTCTGATGTAGCCCATTCTGATGTGGATGCGCTGATTGTTGTGCTGCCGCGTATTACCTCGCCGACACTGACCGCCGCCGAATGTGGCCGTTTAGAGTTGCCGGATTTAGTGGCACTGGCCGGTAAGGTGATTGGTTTTTTGTCGCCGAAACAGGGGGCGTAACGCTCGACCCGAAACTGGAAGTGGATGACCTGATGGCGGATATTGCCGCCATTTTTCACTGGCCGCCGTCAGAGCTTTGGGCCTTGAGCCTCACCGAGCTGGTGCGCTGGCGTCATAAAGCCCTGCTAAGAAGTGGAGCCGTAAACCATGAGTAAGAGCTTACAGCTACAGGTATTGCTCAAAGCCGTAGACCAAGCCACCCGCCCGTTTAAAGCCATTCAAACCGCCAGTAAATCCCTCACTGGCGACATTCGCAACACGCAAAGCAGCATCAAATCCCTTGATATGCAGGCGGCGAAGATTGACGGTTTCCGTAAGGCCAGCGCCCAACTGGCGGTCACCGGGCAGGCGCTGAAAAAAGCCAAAGAAGATGCGGCGGCGCTGGCTATCGCCTTTAAAAACACCGAGAAACCTACCGCCCAACAAGCCCGGCTGATGGAGGGAGCCAAGCGCGCGGCGTCTGAACTGCAAACCAAATACAACGGGCTGCGCCAGTCAGTGCAGCGCCAGCGCGACGCTCTCAACGCTGACGGCATAGCGACCAAAAACCTGAGCAGTGAACAGCGCCGGTTACGCAGTAGCGCCGCCGAGGCGACGGTTGCCCTGAGTCGCCAGCGCCAAGAGCTGCAACGCCTGAGCCTGAAACAGGAACAACTCAACCGTATCAGCAGCCGCTACCAGAAAGGCAAAGCCGCCACCAGTGCGGTGCGTAATACCAGCGCCGCCAGTTTGGGTGTGGCAACCGCCGGGCTTTATGGCGCGGCAAAACTGATTGCGCCGGGTATGGAGTTTGACAGTCAGATGTCCGGCACTCAGGCGATTTTGGGGCTGAATAAAAACGACGCCAAGCTGGCCGCCATTCGCCAACAGGCGCGTGACATTGGCGGTTCAACAGCCTTTTCGCCGACGGATGTGGCACGAACCCAAGACACGCTGGCCCGTTCCGGCTATGACGCTGACGCCATTCTGGCGGCGACGGAACCGACGGTTAACCTGTCGCTGGCGTCCGGGGTGGATATTGCCGAGGCGGCAGATATTGTCACCAACATGCAGTCGGCGTTTAACCTGCCGCTAGACCAGATTAAACGCGTGTCGGACGTGATGGCGAAAGGCTTTACCAGCTCAAACACCAACTTGTTAGAGCTGGGCGAGGCGATGAAATATGTCGCCCCGATTGCTGAAGCCGCCGGGGCCAGCATCGAAGACACTACCGCGTTACTCGGGGTGCTGGCNCAGATGTCCGGCACTCAGGCGATTTTGGGGCTGGATAAAAAAGACGCCAAGCTGGCCGCCATTCGTCAACAGGCGCGTGACATTGGCGGGTCAACAGCCTTTTCGCCGACGGATGTGGCACGAACCCAAGACACGCTGGCCCGTTCCGGCTATGACGCTGACGCCATTCTGGCCGCCACTGAACCCACGGTTAACTTGTCGCTGGCGTCCGGTGTGGATATTGCCGAGGCGGCGGATATTGTCACCAACATGCAGTCGGCGTTTAACCTGCCGCTAGACCAGATTAAGCGCGTGTCAGACGTGATGGCGAAAGGCTTTACCAGCTCAAACACCAACTTGTTAGAGCTGGGCGAGGCGATGAAATATGTCGCCCCGATTGCTGAAGCCGCCGGGGCCAGCATCGAAGACACTACCGCGTTACTCGGGGTGCTGGCTGATAACGGTATCAAGGGCAGTATGGCGGGCACCAGTACCAGTGCGGTGTTTAGCCGCTTACAGGCTCCCGTCGGTAAAGCGCCGGAAGCCTTGCGCGAACTGGGAATAACCACCCGCGACGGCAAAGGCAATATGTTGCCGGTGGAGAAAATCCTCAAAGACATTAACCGCTCGTTTAAAAAGAACAAGTTAGGCACCGCACAGCAAGCCGAATACCTGAAAGTGATCTTTGGTGAAGAGGCGATGAAAGGTGCGGTGAAATTGGTGGCCGCCGCCGGTAACGGCAAATTGGCAGAGAAGCAAAGTAAGTTAAAAAATGCCGATGGCACTGCGCAATCTATCGCCACAGTGAGAATGGATAACCTCGACGGTGACCTGAAAAACCTGAGTTCGGCATGGGAAGATCTCGAAATTGAGGTATTCGAGAAACAGGACTCTGCGCTGCGCAAACTGACCGTCACCGCTACCGACTGGCTGGTCAATGTGGCTGCATGGGCCAAGAAAAATCCGGAGCTGGTCAGCACCATTACCAAAGTCACCGGCGCGGCATTAGCACTGGTCGCCGGACTGGGTGCACTGGGTCTGATTGCATGGCCGGTCATGGCTGGGTTTAACCTGCTGTTAGCGGGAGCCGGTCTGTTCAGTACCGGTTTTTCCCTGATGGCCGGAACCATTGCCGCCGCACTCACGGCGCTAACATGGCCGATAGTGGCCGTGGTGGCAGCCATTGTGGCCGGTGGCCTGCTTATCCGTAAATACTGGGAGCCTATCAGCGCCTTTATTGCTGGCGTGGCCGAGGGCTTTACCGCCGCCATGGGGCCAATCAGTGCCGCCTTTGAACCGCTTAAACCGGTGTTTAACTGGTTTAGTGACAAGGTGAAACAGCTTTCGAACTGGTTCGCTGACCTGATTAAACCGGTCAAAGCCACACAGGAAACGTTGGACGTAGCCACCAATGCGGGCAAGTTATTCGGCGAAGGGCTGGCGGCAGCGCTCAGTCTGCCCATGGATGCGCTGAACACCCTGCGCAGTGGTATTGACTGGGTGCTGGAAAAGCTCGGCATTATCGATACCAAATCTACCGGGCTGGCCGATAACGTCCCGAAAGATAACCCTTACGCGGGCGGATACTCACCCAGTGGCGGCGTGTTGTACGGCGGTTATCAGCCGGTGACTGCGAATACCGGCACCACCATTGTCGATAGCAGTGTCACCACCAACGATATCAAGATAACGATTCCACCGGGTATGAGCCGACAGGATGCCGAGCGAATGATGACCGATGCGCTTGCCAAGAACGAACGCGATAAGCGCGCCCGCCAGCGCGGCCAGATGGAGAATGATTAATCATGATGTTATCACTGGGTTTATTTGTTTTTATGCGCCAGACCACGCCTTATCAAAGCATGGGGCGCAATATTGATTATCGTTGGCCCACTAACAGCCGGGTAGGCTTGCGGCCATCCGCGCAGTTTCTTGGCATCGATAGCGAAAAAATCACCTTGTCCGGGGTGTTGTTGCCGGAGCTGACCGGTGGCCGCCTGTCATTACTGACCCTTGAGGCCATGGCTGACCAAGGCAAGGCTTGGCCTCTGGTTGAGGGCAGTGGCATGATTTACGGCATGTTTGTCATTGAGAGCCTGAGCCAGACCGGTGCACTGTTTTTTGCCGATGGCAGCGCCCGGCGCATTGAGTTCACCCTCAATCTGTTGCGGGTCGATGAGTCACTGACAGCGATGTTTGGCGACCTGCAACAACAGGCTGACCAATTACTGGGTAAGGCGACGGCCATGGCCGATAAAGCCCAGTCAGCAATCGGAGGGTTATTCTCATGATGACCGGCATGTCGCTACCGGCCGGGGCGGATATGGCCCCGGACTATATGCTGAATATTAACGCAAAAGATATTACGCAGAATATTCGCCCCCGGCTGCTGTCTCTGAGTCTGACCGATAACCGAGGCTTTGAAGCTGACCAGCTCGATATTGAACTGGATGACGCAGACGGCCAGCTTTCCATGCCGGAGCGGGGTGCGGTGCTGTCGGTATTCTTGGGCTGGAAAGGCTCGGCCCTGATTGGTAAAGGTGACTTTACCGTAGATGAGGTCGAACACCACGGCGCACCGGATACGTTGACCATTCGCGCCCGCAGTGCGGATTTTCGCGGCTCACTCAATGCCCGGCGAGAAGTCTCTTATCATGAGACAACACTGGGTAAAGTGGTGGCGCAAGTGGCCGAGCGCAACAACCTGAAAGCGATGCTGGCCGAGGGGCTGGCGGATATCGCTATCTCTCATATCGACCAGACCCAAGAGACTGACGCCAAATTTATCACCCGGTTAGCTTCACTGAATGGCGCGGTAGCCGCCGTCAAAGCTGGGCGATTGTTATTTATCAAGCCGGGCAGTGGTGTCACGGCCAGCGGGAAACCCATTCCGCAGATGACGATCACCCGGCAAGATGGCGACCAGCACAGCTTTAGTNACAGGAAACGTTGGACGTAGCCACCAATGCGGGCAAGTTATTCGGCGAAGGGCTGGCGGCAGCACTCAGTCTACCCATGGATGCACTGAACACTCTGCGCAGTGGCATCGATTGGGTACTGGAAAAGCTCGGCGTTATTGACAGCAAATCTACCGGGCTGGCCGATAACGTCCCGAAAGATAACCCTTACGCGGGCGGATACTCACCCAGTGGCGGCGTGTTATATGGCGGTTATCAGCCGGTGACTGCCAATACTGGCACCACTATCGTTGACAGTAGTGTCACCACCAACGATATCAAGGTGACTATTCCGCCGAGTATGAGCCGACAGGATGCCGAGCGAATGATGGTTGATGCCCTTGCCAAGAACGAACGCGATAAGCGCGCCCGTCAGCGCGGCCAGATGGAGAATTAATCATGATGTTATCACTGGGTTTATTTGTCTTTATGCTACAAACCACCCCTTATCAAAGCATGGGGCGCAATATTGATTATCGTTGGCCCACTAACAGCCGGGTAGGCTTGCGCCCGGCGGCGCAATTTCTTGGCGTCGATAGCGAAAAAATCACCTTGTCCGGGGTATTACTACCGGAACTGACCGGCGGCCGCCTGTCGTTGCTGGCTCTAGAGGTGATGGCTAACCAAGGCAAAGCATGGCCGCTGATTGAGGGGAGCGGCATGATATACGGTATGTTTGTGGTTGAAAGCCTGAGCCTGACCCGCAGTCTGTTTTTTGCAGATGGCAGCGCCCGGCGCATTGAGTTCACCCTCAATCTGTTGCGGGTCGATGAGTCACTGACAGCGATGTTTGGCGACCTGCAACAACAGGCTGACCAATTACTGGGTAAGGCGACGGCCATCACGGGTAAAGCCCAGTCGGCAATTGGAGGGTTATTCTCATGATAAGCGGCATGTCTTTACCGGCTGGCGCGGACATGGCCCCAGACTTTATGCTGAATATTAACGCGAAAGATATCACCCAGAATATTCGCCCCCGGTTGTTGTCCCTGAGCCTGACCGATAACCGCGGCTTTGAAGCTGACCAGCTCGATATTGAGCTGGATGACGCAGACGGCCAGCTCACCTTGCCAGAACGCGGCGCGGTGTTATCGGTGTTCTTGGGCTGGAAAGGCTCTGCGCTGATTGGTAAGGGTGATTTTACCGTGGATGAGGTCGAGCATCACGGCGCACCGGATACGCTGACCATTCGCGCCCGCAGTGCTGATTTTCGCGGTTCACTCAATGCGCGGCGGGAAGTCTCTTATCATGAGACAACGCTGGGTAAAGTGGTGGCGCAAGTGGCGGAGCGCAACAACCTGAAAGCGATGCTGGCCGAGGGGCTGGCGG